CGGACGCGTTCCCGATGAACGTGTCCCCGTACCATCGCCCCAGTTTGGACTGGCTCCACCGGCGGAACTCCTTGGCCGTCCACCCCAGTTCATTCGCCGCCCGTAGGATCGCCCTATCCGCCCGACGGCGAGCGCGAGCGGTGATGTAGGTTCGAGCCGCCCCGTATCCCCAACGGGTCGAGCCGAAGTCGCGTTCGGTGCGCGCCTTCACTTGGCCACCCCGGACACGATGGGTTCGCCGTCCAAACTGGTTCTGCACGAAAAGCATCGCGGCGTGTCCTCGTTCACGTCGGGCGAATAGAGCGCGTCCATGGTGTCGTCGTCGTTGTTGCGCTTCGCGCACGGAATGCACAGCACGATCCCCGCGATCGTGTCCGCGTATCCGACTAGGGTGATTCCCGATCCGGTGTTCACTTGGCCACCGTGCCAATCACCACGATCGCATCCACAAGGCCCGTGAAGTAGCCGTGTACGGCGTGAACAGCGTATCCCGCCGATTCCAACGTGGTGCGGTATTCGTTGAGTTTGGCGGCGTGTTCTGTCGTCCCGTTGTTCGGCCCGTAGCATTCAACGCGCACGTTCCCGGACGGCGTTGTCGCGACGATGAACCCAGGGGTCCGGCGACCCGCGCCCCGGATCATTCCCGCGGTGCGTGTCGAACGTGTGTGATTCGTTCCCAACGTTTTCGAGATTGTGTTCGCGTTCATTCTTCGCCTCCTGTTGTTCACGGGGGACATCCCCGATCCGAGGAGATTGTGGAACGGGCGTTCCCGCTCGTCAAGTCCCCCACCGAACCGGTTCGGCCCACCAAATCCGAATAACCCCCCCACGCGCACGCGTGCCAGGGGGTTGGATGTAGCGGTCGGAACCCCCCGAACTTGTCGCCCCCTACCCCCTTGAACGGCGGGTCTTCCCGTGGCGGTGGTGGCACGGCGAGCACAGGGGCCGGAGATTCGACGGGTGATCCGAACCGCCCAGGGAGCGGGGGGTGATGTGATCGACGTGGAGTGGAACCCCAGACACGCCACACAGCGCGCACCATGGGAACCGCTCCCGAACCTCACGGGACAACTGGGTCCAGGCGTAGCCGTAGCCCGCCCGCTTTCGGTGATCGGGGAGCGTGTGGAACTCACACCGCGAACCGGTGGATGGTCGTCCGCATTCGATACAGGGCCGCCGCATACAATCCCCCCGTGATTCGTGTGATTGTTCCCAATGATAAGCCCGACACGGCGGTTCGCCGGTGGTCGTCCGTGCTTGCGTTCACCAAGCGCGTGGCCAAAGCCGAGCGCATCGTCCTAGACGAGATCCGACTCCATCATCACCCCAAGGGGTCGATCGCGTGTTTTGATGCCGAAGCATCCTGGGAAGATCATTGGATCGCGTTTTGTGGTGGCCAGAACCGTGAGACGGCTCTACACGAACTGGCTCACCTAGTCGTCGAAGACTACCATTCGAAGACGTGGGCGACGGCGTTGATGGCCCTTCATCGCGCCTATCTTCCACCCGCTCGGTGTCGTCGGGCGGATCGTGTGTTGGCCATTGAATACCGTTCGGCTCGTCCCCTATACGCGGCGCGTTATGGGGAGAACCCACCACCGTTCAAGTCGGACAAGACAGCGCGACGGCGCGCACGGCGACCGCGAAGGTGGTGAAGGCGGAGGGGAGTCGAACCCCTCGTGTCCCCCGTCAATCGTCCAGGACGACAGGGGCGACCGCGCGCCCTCGTTGAAAGTCTACCAGTCCCCTGGTTGGATCGGGTTGGAACACATCGACAGCGGCGACACGTCGCGAAGCGGGCATTGCCGGTCTGGGCATCCGATTTGCTTGGCGGCTTCATCCGTGTCCGCGTCCACGCATTCCCGGCACATCCGACGAACGGCCACGCGGAACATCCGCAACTCCGCGGACGACTGTTCGGATCGCTCTGGGGCCACGATGATCGTCTTCCCGCCGTGATACGGGTTCGATTGGGCCACCTCGATCAATCGTTGGAGGATCTCCAAGTCGCCCGCCTTGACGCGAATGCGACCGGCGACGCGTTCCCGCATCCACGAGGTGGGGAGGCCAAGCGATTCGTGGGCGTAGGCGACCCCAGACAGCGCGCGCGAATCACCACGCGCCCGTCGCACCATCTCCACAAAGATTTTCGCCTCTGGGGTGGTGAGGTTGGCCGCGCTCCGTTGATCCCGATCCAGTCGATTCGGTTGAACCATAGGCGGAACAATACCGCGAATCGGCCAATCTAGGGGAGCACCTCGACGATCACGGGTTGAATCCCACGGCCGAACGACGCGCCACCGGCGATCGCCTTCCATGCGACTGGGGCAAGGTCGATGAGTGAACCACCCACACACGCGCATTCATCCACCACCCAGGCGACGATCGCGATCCCGGTGTTGGGGTTCGACACGATGACGCGGTAGGGTTCCCATCCCCATTTGAACATCCGCACCGCGCGGAGTTGGGGCGAAGCGGCGGCGTAGTAGACGAACGGCGCGCCGTCCTGGTGGTACTTGGCGGCGTTCTTGCGTGGGGACTGGGTGAACCACGCGTGGTTGCGGGTCGCGTCATAGAACGTCGCGAACCCCGCTAGGGTCGGGAACGCGGTCGATGGCGCGGGGGTTGGCTCTATGGTCGGGATTGGGGTTGGGGAGGGCGTAGCGTTGGGCGTTGGGGCCACAGCGTGGAAGGCTAGGAGCGCGACAGACACGGACAGCGACAGAAGGGCCACCGCTAGGATCCTCATCGGATCTCCACGTGCCGATCATCCACCGCGCGGTTCAACCCATCGAATGCCCGAACGATGTCGATCGCAACGTCCATCGCTTCCACGAACCCACGCTTGAACTCTGGGGCATCCCGGAGCGTCCGCTCGGCGATCCCGCGGGCCTCGTGGAGGGCGATGATCACGTCTTCCCGCGTCTTGGGCCGTGGATCACGCTTCATTGTCGGACCCGTCTGGGTTCCCGTACCACGAGACGAAGTCGTCAAGGTCGATCACCACGAGCGTTCGACGCTTCACGCCCGCCCCCGGTGAGTCGCCCAGGATGACGACGCGTAGTTGATCGGCGCGGGTGGGGAGCGATCGCAACCACCCGTCAATCCGTTCGGGGAACGAACCGCCCACCTTGCATTGGGCCACGAGCCACCCTGGGGCTTCCACATCGACTTTCGTCCCCATCCAACCGGTGCGACGCGCCCCGCCACCCAGACGGCGAGCCACTTCCAGTTCGAACGAGTTCCCGCGGGCGCGAGCGCGTCGCCCCCGGCGGGATTTGACGGCGTTCGCATCGTCGATCGCGAGGTCCTTCACCTTGCCCATCACGCACCACCCTTGGCCGTGCGGTCTTTTTTGGCCCATCCGCCGCCCTTGAATAGGACAGCGGGAGCGCTCCATCGAATCACCATTGGCGCGTCGCACTTCCAACACGTGGGGACGGTGTTCGAATCGAACGACCGAACGATCGTCTCCATCGTCTCGCATTGGGCGCACTCAAACTCGAAGATCGGCATCACTTGCCCCCCGCGAATAGGTGGGCGCGATGGACCCACGTGTACCCCGACCGGCGACTGGAATCCACCCACCAAATCGTCCGACAACGGGACGCGTCCGCGTTCTTCTGGATGTCCTGGCCACAGGATGCACAGGGGCGGACGGTCCACGATGGAGCCTTCCGCGGCCCGCCGCCTGTTTTCTTCACACCCGCCATTGGCCCATCCTACCCGACGAGGCGGTACAGCGCGGGGGCGTGATACCCGGTGGACGGTTCCTCGACATGGACTAGTTCGACGAAGTGGAGCCGCGCGAAGATGTCCGCGATCTCCTTGTTCTCCGACCAGTATTTGAGGAAGAACTCGCCCGCGGCCAGTTGCTCATCCGTGTTGGACGACAGCGTGGCGTAGGGTTCGCCGGTGTCCGAGATCACGGCGCGGACCGCCGTGTTCCCGTTGGCGTAGCATCCCCGCTCGACGCGGAGCCGAACGCCTTCGGTGTCGCCCGCCGCCTGGTAGACGAACTCCCCCAATGGAACCCAGAGCCCCTCGTACGTCATCGCACGCCTCCATTCACGATGATCCCGCGCGCCACCCCTGGGGTGCGCTTGATCTTGCCGCCATTGGCCAGTTCGACGATCGCCTTTTGGATCGTTGAATGGCCACATCCCAGTTCGGTCGCGAGATCCCGCACCGTGGGCGCGTATCCCGTCCGCTTCACAAATGCCCGGATCGCGTCCAGGACTTCGCCGGTTGCGATTGTGTTCATCGTGTCCTCCTTCCATAGTCCCGCCGCGCGGGAACAGGCGTTCGCGTCCGAGTGTACCGCTTCAACGCCCACCTCGTACAGCATCCCCAACGGGGTTCGACATACCCGACAACGTGCGACCGTCATTCGGGGTTCTCCCACATCCATTCGACATCGAGCCCCCAGGGTCGCGTCGGGCGATCGGGATGGAGCACCATGTCGCGCGTCCAGTTGTTTTCCGACAGCGCGAGCGTGATGATCGCGTAGTTGGCAAGGTCGATGAGCGAATCGTGGAACGTGGCCAGAGCCGCGCCGTCCATCGGATCAAGCACGATTTTCCCCGCCTCAACCCGACCGGTGAGTTGGGCCGATGCCCGCTCGATCTTGTTCCGTGCCTGTTCCAGAACCCCCGCCACGCCCGCTTCGGCGATGTTCGTTGGCCCATAGGCGCGTTGGCGTTCAACCAGGGTGGCGAACGCTTCGGCGTAATACGGCCAGAGCAAGTATTCAAAGAACGGTCGCCCCTGGGAGTCCATCAACATCGGGATCGCCGGATAGTGGTTCACCTCGTCCGTCATTTTTTTCTCCTCCTGTTTTCTATAAGTAAGAATCTCTAATCTCTAATCTCTAATCTCGTCCGTGACGTGGGACGATTTGGGGACGGAGTAAATCGTCCCCGCGACGCTACACGTTCATCGGAACCTCCCCGCCGCCGCGATCGAGGTGAACGGGAGTAGTTCGTGGAATCGGACCGTCCACATCTCGCGCGAGGACGGACGACCGCCACCCATAATCGTCCCCACCGGTTCGAAGTTGGCCCGTTCGACGAACTCACCACGGGGGATGAACCCGACGACATAGCCTTCCTGGTACGTCCACGCATGATCCGCATCGGCCTTGGGCCACAGCGAGACGAACGCTAGGTGATCCGCCTTCTGGAACTCCAACGCGGACGCGGAGATCCCAGCGAAGAAGTTCGGCCCTGGACGGTAGTTCGTGGCCTTGGTCTTCACCTCAATCGTCCCAACGGGGGTCTCGAAGTCGTGGGTGATCAACCGGTCCCCGACGTACACGGTGGCCAGTCCGATCTCCTGGGCCGCGGTGCGGAACACCGCCTCCCCGAACGCCCCCACGATTGGGGCTTCAATCCCCAAATCCGTCCGTGAATGATCCCGTCCGAGCGGGTAGAACGAGCGCGCCAGTTCCCGAACTTCGGGGGTAATGGCCACGCGGTAGCCGTACGCCTCAATCATCGATTCGTCCTCCTCACGATGTCCGCGATCGATTCGGTCGTCCCCGTACGGGGGGCGTGGATCGCCTTGATCTTCTCCCGATACCGGGCGGAGCGTTCCGCCTTCGTGGGGTCAATTTGATACTTGGTCCATTTGGCCACGTGGATCCCGCCGTCTGGATCAACAGCGAGAAGCCCCCTGTCGATGAGTTCGGGGATGTTCCCGGCCACGGAAAACGACACGCACGCGTGAAGGTGATCAAGCGATTCGAACCCCCCTGGGCGATCCTGTTCCTTGGCCGCTAGGATCACCACCACGAACGCCCATCGCGCCGCGTCCGACGTGAGCGTGGCCACCTTCGGATCGCGTGGGGTCCCCACGTCAAACTTGGCCCACGGTCGTCCTTTCATGCGTTCGTCTCCTTCCAATACTTCGCGTCCACGGCGACAATCCGCCGCCCAATGAACTCCGCCACCGGTGCAACCACCCCGTTGCCGATGCATCGATACCGGTTCGAATCCAATCCGATTGGGTTCAACGGGTCGTCATCCACGAACCGGTCCGGTTCACGCAATCGCATCACCGCCGGAGCGCCGGCCGAATGCGCGAACGATTGGGCGATGTCCGAAGTCACTTGGGCGTTTGATCCGAATCGCGACGGGAACGAGAACGTCGCGGCCGCCATTCCCGGACGATCGTCCACCCGTCGGGCCACCCCATCAACCGTTCGCATTCGGTCGGAGTGAGCCTCCGGATGTTCGCTTCGGCGTTCCCCAACCCATCCACCACGAGCGGCGGGAGTTTTTTCGCCCGTCGATTCGCACGTCGCAAGATGCCCACACGCGCCTTCACACTCAACCAGAACCTCCGCGGCACGGTCGCCACCAAGGTCATTGAAAGCGTCATCACGTGCGGCGACGATGAAGATTCGCCGGCGTTTGTGTGCGACCCCGAACCATTGGGCATCCAACGTTCGCCACGCCAGGCCATACCCCATGGAGCCCATCTCATGGATGAGTCGTCCGAAGTCCCGGCCCCGGTTGGACGTGAGCAAGCCAGGGACGTTCTCCAACACCACCCACCGAGGTTGTCGTCGTTCCACAAGGTCAAGGAACGTGAATGCAAGGCGGGATCGGGTTCCATCGGCGAATCCCCGTCGCGCACCGGATGCGGATAGGTCTTGGCACGGGAACCCCCCGGAATAAACTTCGGCATTTGGAACCTCCTCATCGTTGATCTTCGTGATGTCCCCGAAGTTGGGAACGCCTGGGAATCGTTCGGCGAGAACGGCCGAGGCGTACGGCTCGATCTCGCATAGGCTCACCGTGCGGATGCCCGCATTTTCGAATCCGAGATCCAGTCCACCTACGCCCGAAAAGAACGACGCGTGGCGGAGTTCGCTCATCGAACCCCCTCCGCCCTGGCCATCGCCAGAACCGCGACCCCCATCGCCGCGATCACCGTGTCGAGCGAATCCGCTTCCGCTCGAAGCGCTTTGGGATGGTTCCGATCGCGGGCGGGGTACAGTTCACCCGTCCACCCGCCATTCACGAACCGCACGCGCGCACCCGACGGGCGACCGGTGAGTTCCTCGTACGCCTGGACGACTTCGCGAATGCGATCGTCCGCCGTCATCGGCCCACCTCCTGGGACGCGATCCACGATGGGGATGGCTTCTCATCGCACCACCCTTTTCGTGCTTCTGGATCACGCGCCCCGCAAGACCAGAACGCCCAGGGCTTCCCGCCCGTCTCCCCAGTTTTGAACTTCCACGGGCGGGCGTGTTTTGCACAGACACCCGCGCCGCGTTCCTTGTCCGCCTCCGCGAACCCCATCGCCGCCGCCGCGAACCGGATCGCCTCGTCGTCGGAGATCGAGGGAGCGGCCGCTACGGGGGGCGGGGACGCGACCCCTGGACCGTCGCCTACCACGGACACCGCCACCGGTTGATCCGCACGCTTGGCGCGCACCTCGTCCGCGGATGCGATCTTCTTGGAAGCCAGACCGGCGGCGACGAGCGCGCGCCCGATGGCCGATGTCTCCGCGTTTTCAAGTTCCGCCCCCTTGGTGTACGGCGTGATCCCAGGGATCGCGAGCGCGGAATGCCCCGCGCCGGATGGGACAGCGTGGGCCGTCTCGCGGTACACCTCCGCTTTCACCACCACCCGCTTTTCGGTGAGTTCCACGATCGACGTGATCACGCGTCCCCCTGGGTGTTTTTCATAGAACTCCCGGAGCCGATCCGCCACCTCGACGTAGTTCGAAAGATCAAATCCCGCCATTTGTGCCTCCTGTTCTGGCCGCCCGAAGTTCGGGTCGGACCCATCCCGATTTGATTCGCTCGATCAACGTGATCGCGCGCTTTGACGGTGCGACCGTCAAGAACGTTGCACCACGCGCCGCCGCGTAGTTTGGAACCGTCCCAAACTGGTCCGCCGTCGGATCCAGGATGGAGCCATCCGCGAACCGCAACGCCCAATGAGGTTGCGATTCGTGCTTCATGTGGATCGGGGTGATCCCCGATCCGCGTCCGCCGAGGATGTGGAACACCGCTTCGGCGGCGACGTAGCATTGGCCCGCGTACGGGTTCGGCGACCCCTTCCAGGGCGACCGGCGAAGGTCGTCCGTGAGTGCGGCACGCGCCGCGTCCGCCAACACCCGAACGCCCACCGTGATCGACGGTCCGGTTGCGGTGTACGTCATGCGTCCACCTCCTCGGTCGCCATCAACAGCCCAATCGAGCATCCGTCGAATCCGACAGCGGGGTTCGGCCTGTTCCATTCACACGATCCACAGAACGACGTGGTGAATCCCACCTCGTCCGCCGTATCCCGTGCCACCACGGATTTGGTGGTTGCGATGTACGCCTCCGCGATCCGAAGATGATCCGTCGTCGCCGTGCCGGTGATGAACTGGAACCGTGGGGTCTTCGTTCGGATGAACGTGAGATAGCCCACGTCTGGAAGATCCCCGCCCCACTTCTGGGCGTAGAGGTAAGCGTAGAACGCCATCTCCGCGGAACGTAAATCCCGCTCGGATTTGGCGCGCGCACCCGATTTGAGATCCAGAACGAGATCCCGACCGTTGGCCCGTGTCCGACCGGAGATGATGAAGTCGGGAGTCCCGATCACCTCGCCGAACGAATCCGTGTTCACCCGAATCGAATCGCCGTTGATCCCCTGGACGAGCGACCCGTGGAAGTCCACTACGGGCGGTTCGCCCATCCCATCGCGGAGGATGTCCGACCGGAACAGTTCCAACGCCACCCAGAGTTCGCCCTGGAACTTGTCCCAATCGATGTCGTCCCGATGCGGACGCGTCATAGCCGCCTGGACCCCCAAATGGTGGACGTTGCGGAGATCCCACGGGGCGTTTTCCCGTAGGGCCACCACGATCTCCAAGATGGATTCATCCAATGCCGCCCCGAATGCGACCCGTTCCGGTGCGATGAGCGGGAGTCGTCCACCATCCGCCGTTCGGACGTGTTCCGCGAACCACCCTTTCCGGTTGCACAGCGCGGTGGACGTGATGAGCGATTTGGAGATGCCCGTTCGCTTCGGGTCGATCGCCTTGGAGATTGACGCGCTCATCGAGCCACCTCCCGAACGATCACCACGGCCACGATGAACACCACGAGCACGGCGATCGTCCAGGCGGCGCGCCGTTGCGCGGTCGCCCGTTCGTGGAGGCGGTAATACTCCCGCCCTGTTTTCGCGTAGGTTGCGGCGTTTGACGTGCGCTTTTTCATTGTGAACCTCCATCCCCGACCTCGATGAACCACTCCGCCCCTGGCCGGTGTTGGGGAACGAAGTATGAATGGCACGGGGCGCGGAGGACATCTCCCACCCCAAACTCCCCACGGAGCGAGTCGTACCGCGCCGCCCATTCATCACCCTTCACGGGTTCCGGTAGGCGAACGACGACGTGGAACCGTTCCGAATCGGGGCGGTGTGAATGGGTGGAATACGCGATCCATTCACGGCCATCCAGACGCGGGCGGATCGCGGCGTACGCCGTCCCGCCGTCCACATCAAGGACGAGCGCGTTCACGGTTCCGACCGCCGCGTTGCGACGGGTTCCACCATCAACGAGCGACACCGGCGACCACATCGCCGCGCGTTCCTTGTCGGGGTTCTCCCGATGATGGGACAGCATCCCAACCAGTTCCGTCCACGAATCAATCGTGGCCCCTGGGCGCGTGTTGAACAGCGACGGGTAGACGACGGCGATCATCGAGCCACCATCCCCGCGCCCGTGGTGAACAACAACACGAGCAACATCCACAAGCCGACGACCGTGATCGCCGCCGGGATGATCGCCGATTTGAACTCGTCCCAGGACATCATCGGACATCCTCCACGGTTGCTTCGGTGATGACGAACGCGCCGGATTCGCCGAGCGATTCGTCCGTGATGTCGTCCACGAGATCCGTGGCCAGTTCGTTCACGCCGTCTTCCAGTTCGGCACGCGGTGCGAACTTGCCTTCAACGCGTTCGATGATCACTTCCAGTTCAACGATCGCGAACGCGTCCCGGTCGAGCACCTGGACCACGGTCGCATCCGTGATCTCGTATTCGGACGACGAGTCCGCGCCGATGCGATCGATCGTGTCGCCCACCCACGAATCGACGCGCGCCGCGACGGCTTCGTGGATGAGGTGGATGCGCGTTTCCGCGCTAACGTCGTCCAGTTTCTGGACGGTGGTGATGTTGAGTTCAACGTTGATGGTGTGGGCCATTATCGTTCCCCCCCGTTTGAAAGGGCGGCGAGCATCTCCTGTTCGCGACGATTCCATTCGTCGCGTTCGCGGATGCACGTTGAACACGCGATCGAGCCATCAACATCGGCGGGGCCGTAGCACTTCACGCATTCCCGATCGGCGATCATTCGATGCACGGCCGCCATCGCGTGCCGGACCGCCGCCGCTGTCCCGATTTTTTCGAGCGTTCGTTTGGCCATTGTGTGATCCTCCTGTTGTTCACGGGGGACATCCCCGATCTATGGAGACCATAGAACGGGCGTACCCGACCCGTCAAGCCCCACAAATCACGCACGAAAAGGCCCCCCTGGGCGAACCCAGAGGGGCGATTTGCACGGTAGGAGCGACCGCCGGGGGGAGGCACCCCGACGGTCGCGGACCCCGATTCTAGGGCGCGTCATCCCCCAGACGGATGAGGTACTCCGCGCTCAATCCGTGGGCCGTCTGGAATAGGAGCCATTGGGCGGGTTCACCCGACGCGGCCAACCACTCCTGGGCGTAGGTGTTGGACGATTCGATTGAACCCGACGCGAACGCCGTGATCTTTCCGTCCGCCGCAACCAGTCGCGCGGGTGTGTGCCAATGGCCATGAGCCGCGTAGTCCATCCGCGCGGTTGAGATGTTCCACCCGCCGATCTTTTTGTTCAACGAGTAGAACGGGAATCCCATCGAGGCTTTTAGTTGATCGCCGTGGAACAGGAACCACTTCTTCCCCAACACATCAACGACCTCGTTCCAATGACGTTCGCCGGCCGTGAACGTCTCCTTCCAGGTGATGCGCGATTCGTTGGCCACCATCATCGCCGCCGTCCGGTACGCGATCGCATCCGCGTTGGACTCTGGACGCGACACGCCGTATCGTCCGATCCGTCCGTGGTTCCCAATCACGCCCGCGATGTGAACCTTTTCAAAGTGCGACGCGAGCGATCGCGTCAATCCCGCGAGCATCTCCGCGGTGGAGAAGATTTGGGTGTAGATCGACGCGTCGATCAAGTGCGCTTGTCCTGGGAAGATGTCTTCGCCTTCGACCAAATCTCCCAACAGAAAGACGTGGCACTCGCGAACAGGATGGTCCGCGCGTTGAATGGCCACGAGCCGTTCAACCTTGGCCGCTAGTTTTTTGACGCGCGCGGCGGCGACTTCCGTGGAATAGGTGGGCGTCTTTTTTCCCACTTGCCAATCGGCGATCAACAAGATCGCGACCTCTGGTGTTCCCTTGCGACGGTCCGCTTTCGGCGTTGGCACGGGTGGGATTCGCATCCCGGCGGCGGCGTCTTTCGCGGCGCGATACACGGCTTCCACCATCTCATCCTGGGACCGCTTGGTCTTGTCCAGTTGTCGAAGCACCCGATTGTGGGCTTCACGCAACTCGCGTAGTTGATCCGATTCCACATCCACGGCCAGAGCCTTTTCGATCTTCGTCATTGTCCGAACCTCCATCCACATGAACAATCGCGTCGCCGATGCCGGTCGATCGCGTTCCGTCCGATACGTCGCCCGAACGCCGCTTCGATCGCCCGTGCAAGGGCGGTCGATGTGGTTCGGGGATACGCGTCGGGGTTGATGAGCGACAACAGCGCGTCGCGCTCGTCGTCTGGGATGTGGGCCAATAGATCCCCCAATCCACAGGGTGGCCCTTTGATCGTCCGCGCTTGGGCGATCGCGTCCAAGATCTTCACGGTGCCTCCAATCCATCCGCCCAGGTTGAGCGGTTGGGGATACGCTACACCCCCACGCCGGTCGCGTCTATCGGGCGCGTGATCCGATCGTGGCCGCCTTCTCCGCGGCACGGACCGCCTTGGCTCGCCCGACCCCGAACTTCGGATCGTCTGGGTTCAACGCTCGGACGAGGACTTGGAGCGTTGCGGCGATGGCCCCCGATGCAACCACGCGGAAGTCCTGGGCCGTCATGTCGAGGATAGGCGCGCCGGTCGCAAGCATCACAGCGAGGCCCGTTGATAGGCCTACTCGGAGGGCTTCCAAGATGGCGTCATCGATTCCCGTGTTCGCGATCGTCCACGCGATGGTCGCCTTCAACTTCTGCATCGTTCCGCCTTTCGCTTTCGCCCCCGCGCCTAGGGCGGCGGCGAGGGACTTCCCCGCCTTATTGCCCACGTCGCCCCAGTTTACCCGCCCCAGGGCGGCGATCTCTTCGTCGATCCCCGTGGAAGCCGATTTGCGCGACGCTACGGGGCGCGGTGTTGGAGTTTGGGGAATCACCTTCGGGGCCACGGGAACCACCGCCACGGGCGCGGGGATAGGGGTGTTCGGAGCGGGGGTCGGGGCGACCTTCCGGTTCGGCCATTCAACGATGATTGTGTGGCGGTATTCGGGGAGTTTGTCCTTCCCGGCGACACGCTTCGAGTCGGCGATCTTGCGGAGGTCGGCTTCGGACACCTTCACCCCGAACGCTTCGGCCCCCTTGCCGCTACGGGTAGGACACGCCCACATCCACCCCTCCTCCGGGTCCCAGGCCGCCGCCGTGAAGTGGCCGTAGCCCGCTCGGAGGTGAGCCTTGTCCGTTTTGGCCCACCACTTCCCCCATTTGACGTGCCACGCGGACACCTCTTGGCCGTTCGGGTAGCCGATCGGCTGTTGCACCCACACGCCGATCCCGGCCCCACGCTTGGCGGAAGCCGCCACGTCATCCCATGACTTGGCCCATCGTGCTTTCGCGCCGAATCCATTGGCGACCTTGATGAGTTGGGCGAGGCTTGAACCGTTGTCGGATACGCCGTCCAAGTCTTTTTGGCCCGTGATCTTTTTCTTCATGGCGATCCCGTCGCCGGCCGATGGGTCGATCTCGTAGGCGGAAGCCCAAGCCACGAGCGCGGCCACGGATGATGGGCCACAATCGTCAAGGATGCCGCCCTTCTCGATGTGATCGAGTTGAGATTTGACCTTGAACCTCATAGCGCGGAACTCCGGTTGTCGTCGGCTTTCTTGGGGGCGTATTTGGCGGAGTAGTGGGATTCAATCACGTCGCGAATGGTGTCGAACGCGTGCCACACGATCAACGTCGCGCCAATGGTTGAAAGGCCGGCGACGATCCCCGTTGGGATGTTCACGAGGTATCCGAACCCCGCGGCCACGAGTGCGGCCAGGGTGTAGACGATAGCCGTTTCTCGGTTCATTGGACCTCCTATTCGCCCCCCACGCGGATCGGCATCGTTGCGACCCAGACAACCGTGAGGACGGCGAGCGTCGCGCCAATAGTATCTCGCGTCTCCCCGTCCGGGCATAGCGCCCACGCGATAGCCAGGCCGAATAGCACGAACGACCCATTGACGACCTCGGCGACCCATGGGCGAAGTGCGTTGATGATGCGCTTCATCGTCATCCCTTTCGATGTGTTGAGCGTGTCCCGCCGGCATTTGCCGCGGCGACCGCCGCGCCCCCAACTTGCGAGATGATAATGGACGCGACGACGGGAGCGGCCATCTCCTCGCGTTGGGCGGGCGACAAATCCGCGCCGAGGTTCGCGTATGCGGCGGCTACTTCCCCGACCGCGGCGACAGCGGCATCCACGGCTTCACCCACGGCGGCGACAACCTCATCGGGTGACGGGAGTTCAATCGCCGGTGGTGGTGCGGTAGGCGTGGGCGGTGCTTCCGTGGGCGTAGGTGGCGGCTCCGTGGGCGAAGGCGGGGGTTCGGTTGGGGATGGAGGCGGTTCCGTCGGGGACGGTGGTGGTGGTGGCGTTGGGGACGGGGTGGCCGTCGGGGTGGCGGTAGGCGTGGGAGTCGGGTCGGGCGACGGGGACGGCGTGGGATCGGGTGACGGTGACGGCGGTTCTGGGGACGGGGACGGCTCAACCGTGGGTGTTGGATCGGGTGATGGGGTTGGGGTCGGCTCTGGGGTAGGCGACGGCTCCAATGACGGCTCCATGGACGGTTCAATGGATGGGGATGGGGTGACGGGGATCACGTCCACCGTGGTCTCCACGTGATACCCGCGAACATCCGTCGCGCGCCACGCGTCGGGGTTCCCGCAACAACGACCCGCCCGGAGACGATACGTTCCCGGCGCGAGTTCGATCACGAGTCGGGATGCCCATGTTGAACCGTATTCGTTGGGGTGATCATCGTTCTCGCCAACAAGCACGCCGTCCGCCGAATAAAGCCACAACATCGAATCCACCACGCCGTCGCACCATCCAACGGGGTCGGGATAACACAACACCGTTTGAGCGGTGAACGTTGATTGTTCCAGGACCTCAATCGTGAAGTCCGTTGGGCCGGCGACGTGGTTCCATTGGCCACCGCGGACGCGTGGCACGAACGACAACGCGACGACGAACGCAAGGACGATGGATGCGCGCTTCACCTAGCGTTGGCCATTCAACCAGGCAAGCACCCCACCCAAGCCAGACACCCCCAACAACGCGATGACGAACTTGGCCAGGCGATACGCGCCACGAGTTTCCGCCATCTCAAGTTTGATCTCCGCGAGATCGGACTCGATGCGGGCGAGGCGTTCCAAGATTTGGGAGACATCACGGGTCGTCATTCGACGGATTCTAGATGGGCGACCTTCGCCTCCAACGCTTCAACCCGCGCGGTAAGTTCGCGCACCGCGCCCACGAGGTACGGGATGAACTTCGCGGGATAGAGCATTTGATAGACGGGGTCGCCTTCCGAATCCACCGCATCCTTCACGCCTTCAACGGCGTTCGGGATCACGGCCTGGACTTCGTGCGCGATGAATCCGAGAAGGTTCTCATCACCCGAACCCGTCTCCGTGTAGAGAACCGGACGGAGGTCGTTGATCTTCTCAACAAAGTTGATCTCGTCCGACGCGTCGCGAACGTCGGACTTCAATCGCCAATCGGAACCCGCGCCGAACGATGGCTCGGTGGTTGCGTTATTCGCGACGAGGATGTGGCCAGTTCCCGTGAGGGCGGTTCCGCCCACGGTGATCTTGCGGAAGAACCGAACCATTTGAAGGTTGCCGTTGAAGTATCCCGACGACAAGAACAACGAAGAATCCGTCGCCGCATTATTTGGGGAACGATCAATCCACGCGAGTCCATTCGCCGCGTCAATCATTCCACCCGGCGCATCAACAAGGTTCACGCTCGCGGTGGTTCGTTGCCCGACAACGAATCGATCGTCCGTTCGGAGGATGTCCGCGGAGTCGCGATAGAGGTTCGTGTCTGGAACCGTAGCCGTTCCGAATAGAACGGTTCCCGCTCCAAAGACGAACGTGTCGTCTGTCTTGATCTTGTCCACTTCGAACTCGTAAAGATTCACGCCGGTCGCGGTAGTCGTTCCGCCAATCCATACCGTTCCGCCCGCGGAGAGCGTAGAGGTTGCGGAGACAGTATCAACCGAAAGCGTTCCATTGTTGAGCGTCGCGGATGTTGCGCCCACGGCCGTTCCGCCGCGCATCACGAGTGCGGTTCCAGAAGAGATGATCGCCCCCGCGCTCATCGTCATAAACACGTTGGGATCGTTGATGTTGTACGTTCGAAGAATCGGCGGGGTTCGATACAACGAGACATCAATGATGTCGATCCATCGTTCCGTGGCGTTCGTTCCAGTTGTTGCCACCGTGAACTCGTACCGCAAGAATGCGGCGTTGGCCGGCGGGAGGAACGATCCCAGTTGATACGTCTTCACACCCGCGCCGAGGTCCGAAAGATAGTCCGCAAACTGGACGGTCGGCGAGATCGCGAATGCGGTTCCCGCGATGGTGGTTCCATCGGCGGCGTAGAAGACTCCCGCCAGGGACAGGGTGCGATTCGTTGCGTTCGTCGCGGTCGCGTCAATCCCGACGGTGAGCGTGGACGTGAACCCAACATCGCGGGACGCGTTCGCGACTAGGGCGACCATACGCGACAGGGTTGTCGTTCCGCCGGTTGTCGCGCCCGCGGTTGCGATCGCGCGGAGTTTGAACCCCGACGGCGTGGTTGCATCTTCGACGGACTGGAATCCAACCGTCCCGATTGACGGCGTAGAGTTGGCCAGAGATCCCCAATAGGGGAGCGGGTTGTCCACGGTCGCGAAGTCCGCCGTTCCAATCGCCGCCGTGGGTTGTGAAAAATCGCCGTTTGTGATGCCGAAGAATACTTCACGGAGGAGCGACGAACCGAACGGGTACGACGACTCCCCGTTTGAATCCGTCGAGATGATTGGGAACCCGTCGTCGTTCTGGATCACGCCCGTCGTGTCTTGAAGGACGGCGCGTTCCGTTCCATAGTTGGCCATAGGTTATCCCTCCCCCAAGATGATCTCGCGGAGACCTTTCTTGCGGAACTCCAACTCTAAATCTAGATCAACGATTGTCGAACCGGTGCGGAACGAATAGGTGAGCGATTCGATGCGGAACAAGCCAGACAAGTTCAACGCTGGGGCGGTGAGTTTGATGTATTGGCCCGCGGCGATCGTCTTCGTGAGCGTATACGGTGATCCGCCCGTGTACCCCTGGACGAATCCATACGATAAGTCTGGCGCGGACGTGGCCGTTCCAATCGCACCCGCGATCGACACGGAGATCGTCCGCTTCGGAACGGCGTTGAGCGCGAACGTTGCACCCGTGAACCGGTCGATGTAATCGGCGCGGTTGGAGTTATTGAGTCCGCGGAACTGGGACAAGTCGAACATCTTTTCCGATCGCGGTCCAGTTGGGCGGGCGAACGCTGTTCCCGGTCCCGTTGGAATGGCCGATCCCGCGGTGCGAACGTACGGGTCCACCGTGTTCCCCCTGGTATACGGCCCCGACGTACCGCTCCCACGTCCACGGTCGAGGTCGGATTGATAAGACGCGGCGCGCGTGAAGATGCGATCGACTTGGGAGTTGTGATCGAGGTTCACCTTGATCGAGTTCGCGAACACCTTGGTCGTCGCGGCGGACGATCCAACTACTTGGGTTCCCGACGTGATGATCTCAACGGGTGCGGTTGGATTCGCGGGCGCGGTTCCCGTGATCCCGTAGTTGAGCCGCGCGTTCGCGTCCACCCAATAGCGGCGGATAGTCCCGTCGAAGCCTTCGGCCAGTCCGCGCACGGTGTCGATCGCCGAAGCGAACGTCTGTGGTTCGAACGTCTGTCGCCCATAGGACGGGGACCCGGCGTTCAACGATGTCGCCGAACCGTAGTAGAGCGGCGCGGTGGACGCGTTGAAGATGAGTTTGGTTGCCGCGTCCTGGGTGTATGAACCAGAAGCCGCACCGTTCACATAGCCGAGGATCTCGGTGATGATGGCTTGGTCCGTGGTGTTGGACGTTTTGATCACGCCCACGGGTTGCGCGGTGGCCGATCCGATCTTGCCCTTACGAAGGACGACCTTCTCCAACCACGCGGTCGGATCGCTTGCGCTCACCCGTGCGCGTGTCCCCTGGCCAGACGGTAGGAGTTCGGCATCGATCGACGTGATGAACCCCATCGCGATCGGGGTCGCGCCCGAATACCGGGTGTCGAAGAATCGGACGCGGGAGTTGTCTGGGAAGATTGATGTTGCGAACCACGGTGTCCCGTTCGTGTTGGACTGGATCACTTCGAACGAGATGGACGCGCCGCCACCATTGGCCGCCGCCGTGATTGATACCGTCTCTGGTAGGACAAACGGTGTTGTCCCCGCGGCGTACGCGGGAAGCGTGAATAGATCCGCACCGGCGTTGAGCGAATCAACGCGGAGTTCCCACGGCGAAGGCATCGGCTACCGCCCGCCCTTGGGGTTCACCGAATAGTCCCGCGTGAGGATTGGAACGACCGCATCGGCGACGGCCGATCCCCCGACGTACACGTTGAACTCTGGCGACGAATACTTGGCCGTCATTGGCGAGGTATAGACACCGCCGAATGAACGAGCATTGGGATCGCCGTTCGCATACTTTGCCGTCATAGGATCAACGAAGTCGGGGACCAAGAACGGCAAGATGTCTGCCCCCCCGTTATTGCCGCGGAAGATGTCGCCGAGCGCGCCGGGCCACGTCCACGGGCGGACGAGCGTATCAACGAACGAGTCGATGCCTTTTTGGTGGGCATTGAACTTGTCTTCTTGAACGGCGGTTTGTGCGACGAACATCGCCGCGAATCCCGCAAGAGCCAACCCCACCCCCGTCGCCCCGACTCCAATCGCGCCGCCGATGGCGGTGGTGATTGTGCCGAAGAATGCCGAGATGGGATTTGTTCCGCCGCCACCACCGGTCGGAACGGGGGCGACCCCTGGGATCGGCGTTGGGATGGCGGCGGCCGCCGTCATTCGGACTTTGAATGCGGCGATGAGGGCGAGCGCGGCCTGGGATGCGAGACCTTCCGCAAGTCCCGCTAGGATCGCGGACGACACCGCTCCCAACAACAACGATTCGAATGGCCCCACTCCCACATCGGAGAATCCCTTTGTGAGCGCGCCCGCGAGCGCGCCTTTCAATCCGCCGATCTTGAACCCGATTGCGGCGATGCCGGTGGTGATCAATCCGTCTGGACCCAACGCCTTCACCGCACCGTCGGAGAACTTGGTCGCTTCCAAGAAGAACTCTTTGACCTTGTTGATCAACGGTGGAAGTTCGCGCTTGGCCGTGGCCACCCACTTCGGGATGTTGCGAACCAGTTTGTCCGCGATCGTATTCGCGAACTTTTCAAGGTCGGGGAGTTTCTTGTCGAGGTCGCCCAACAACGAATCAACGACTGGTTGAAGCGCTTTGAACACTTTCATCACGGCCGGCAACAACGCGCCGCCGATTGATTCCTTGGCTTCGTCAATCTTGATTCGGAAGATTTCAAACTGGGCGGATACGGTCTCCGCGTTCTTCGCCGCTACACCCGCGAACTTTCGATTGATCGATGTGAGAACCGCCAGACCTTTCGCGCCTTTCTTCGTCTCGATGCCGAGGAGTTTGAGACCACGGGTGTTCCCCTGGTACGCCTTGCCAACGAGCGACGTGGCTTCTTCCAACGAGATCCCCTTGGCGCGCGCGACGTCTTGGGCGGTGGTGAGGATCTTTTGGGCATCGGCGAAACTCTTGGTGAACTGGGTGGCCGTTGCGATACCGGCGCGGATCTCGTCGTCCGTGAATGCGAGGGCTTGCCCCGCGGCGATGAGTTTTTCGACCGTCGCGAGGTTGGCTTCGGTGGCAAGTTTTCGCGCTTCTAGGATCGAGACCAGTTTTGTCTGGGCGGCGATGTCTTCGATCGCGGACTGGACGAACCCTTTCGCGGCGTAGGCGGCCGCACCGAACGCCGCGCCAATGGCGGCGATCCCAATGGCGATCCCCTTCCCGATCGTCTTCGCGACGCTTCCCAAGCCTTTGAGGTTGCGGCCGATGGCGTTGATCGATTTGGAGGCGGCATCTTTCGCGAGGAATGCGAACGTGATTTGAGCCGATGAACCCGCCATCTATTCCCTCACCTAATCTTTGGGATCTTGATTCCACCCTTCGCCGGGATTCCCGCCTGGATGATAGACGACAACGAATCGTTCCAAATCCGAATGGCCGTGTTGATGTTGCGATCTACCGTGTCGAAGACGAACCCGCGCCCAGGGATCGGCGACACGCGCTCGAACCGCTTCCCGATTGTGAGCACGCCGCCGTTCGTGAAGAACATCGCCTTCGCTTTACGCGGGACAATCGTGTATGGGACGCGGGACACGCCCGCCGTCACGATCCAACGGTAATAAGCCCCGCGGGTATCGCCGCGGTTCTTGCCGGGCTTGATTCCGACGTAGGCTCCTGGGCCGTTTTTCATAACCTTCTGGGCGTAGACGGCGCGACGTAGGCGACCGGTCTTCACCGGTGCGGCCTTGCGAACGGGTCCAACCATGGAGCGAGCGGTGGCCAATGATGCCGCGTTGAGCGCTTTATTGATCCGCTTCGCATCGAACCCCGTCTGGATCGACAGGGCGAGCGCGTCCAACTGTTGGATCGCCTTCGGATCGATCGTGAAGTCCGAACGTTGGGCCATCTACTTTCTCCGTTCCTTGGGTTGAAGGTCCGACATCAACATCCACGCGCGCATCACCGCGCCCGCGTCTGCGGATTCTACCTCCCACGGTGGAATCCCAAACTCCTTGCCGATGAGGTGGAACATGAGGTGCGGGTGAGGCGAGATCGAACGGCCCAACGCGAGCCTCTGCGCGTCGAGCCTTATCGCGGGGGGAGTGCGGCGACCGCTTCACCCCACTTGCCGATGAGCATTCCCAACGCTTCCATTGGCGCGTCCAAGATGTCGTCCACCTTGTTCCCGTCGCCGTCCTGGAACTCGTGCGAGACAACCAGTTTTCCGAGCGCGAGCATTTGACGCTCGACGTTGCCGGACGATAGTTCGATGAACACGCGGGCCGAGATCCCATCCGCCTTCATCGTGGCCGTGTACCCGTTCCATTCGCCGTCCAGGGCGACATCAACCGTTCGTGCGTTGCTCATTCTGGCCTCCTCCGTTTACGTCCGCCCGATTATGGGAGGGCGGCGATCCCGTTCACGATGACGACTTGGATCACCTTGGTCGATGTTGGATCATAAGCCAACGTCCCCGTGATCGCCATAGTCGTCAATCCATCTTCGTTCCCGGAGATAGGTTGAACATCGGACACGATGATTGAAGCGTAGATCGTGGCCGAATAGGTTCCGTCCGTCCACGATAGGCGGACGAACTTCTGTGAACCCAGAACCCACGCATCGTTGGCGGCCTTGTTCGACTGGACGGTGAGCGTAAGTTCCCCACCGAATGCGGCCGATTCCGCGTGTGTTGAGAACACGGTTGTTCCCGCGAGGTAAGCCTGGCGGGTGATGCCGGTGTTGATGGTGAGTCCGAAGTCGAGCGCGTAGTTGTACGAGGTGAACGTCCCCGTTGCAAGAGCCGTTCCCGTTGCGACGTTCCAGAGTCGACCCGACAAGAACTTGGATGTTGGGACGACGGTGGCGGCGGCGGCGACCGCCGTTGATGCGGCCACATCCTGGGCGAAAAGGTTTGACGACAGGGCGGTGAGGCCCGAACGATCGGCGGTGATTGATACCTCGGTTGGGAGACAGTAGTTCAAAAGGTACGCGTTCCCACCGGCGGCGGTCCCACCAAGCGCATCGAACGAGATGAATGAATACGATGTCGGATTGTTGGAGGCGGTTCCCGTCGCCCAATCGTACGTCCAAGTGTACGGCGCGGCGGTTCCCGCGATTGATGGCGCGGTCGTCATGCCCAACCAGACGGAAAGTTCGTCGATCGATACGGCGGGAACGGACACCGCTAGTTCCGGTTCTTTGGAGACGAGGGTTGCGGTCGTTGCGATGATTGGCGTTCGAAGCGCGACGGAACGATCTTCACCTAGATCCCACGTCTGGCCGAGCGTGATGAGGCCCGTTGGCTCGACGAGGAACTTGCGTCCGCCCGCGGCGAACGATGGTGATGTCCCCGCCGTGCCTTCCGACTTCCCGACGAGGCCAGAGAAAAGGATGTTCCCGCTGTTCGCGACCGGCATTCGTTGTTCTCCTTACGCTGTGGGGGCGATTGCCTCGACCCCGGTGATCTCAATGTTAGCCGTGACGGTGATGAAGGGAGCGTCCCCATAATCGGACGAGTCCGTGGTTGTTGATGTGATCGACGCTTGGCCAACCCCATCCGTCCCGTCCAACAATACACCGTCCAAAAGTGAATCCCGCATCCACGCCCGAAGGGTCGCGATGCGGGCGTATTGGCGGGCGTATTCCACGAGCGGGAGGTAGAGGATCGCCTGGACTTGGATCGTGGTGTTGCGACTGGCCGCGCCGTAGGTGACGGCATCCGACCCCTCGAACAGGACGATCGCGGGCGACGCGGGGATTGATTCCACGGGGTAGGCGGACACGAATCGAATCGTCTCGCCCGTGGGTGGTGTTGCGGCGCGGTAGTGCGTGGCGATCGCGTTGAGCACCGTCGCGTCGTTCACATCGCCTCGCGCGCTACGCGGTACGGTCGGAGCATCAACTCAACATCGGGGTCCAGTCGCGATAGAAGACGGATGATCCCCCCGTCTGGGCTTCCGGCTACTCCGAACGGAGTTGCCCTTCGCGCGTGGATTCTCACCGTTTGCAAGGCGCAAGCCTGGGAGACGGCCGCTGGGACGGCGGCCCATCCTCGCGTCCCAATCACTTTCACGCCTTCCGTGATTCCAACGGGGAACGTGTGTGATCCGAACGTGGTGATGATGATCCCCGTCGTTGGCCACCCGATGAAGTCCTTGTTCGTGTCGAGCCGATAGTCGAGCGTCGGGGACAACACGATGTTCGGCGTTCCGGTGTTCCCATCGTCAATCGTGATGGATGTGATCGCGCTCCAATCGCCAGGGAGTTCGGCATAGCCGTAGTTCGATGCTGTGAACAGAACAGTCCCGGCGGCCGAATAGAAGAACCGCCCACAATAGTCGTCGATAGTGCGCGACACCGCGCCGATCGCCGCCTCGATCTCGGCGGTGTCTGGCGTGATCACGGCCGTCCCCAAGCCGAGGGCGTTTTGAACATCGGCGGCGGTGGTGTATCCGTTCACAACGGCCACGAGATTCTCCTTGCGTTATTGGGCGCGGTTGCGCTCGCCTATCCTACCGCGTCCCTGTCCTACTTCTTGCCCGCCCTCCGCGCGGCACGGTTGGCGGGAATCGAGATGATCTTCGCGGGTTCCCGAACGAGCGATTCCATCGTGGCCAACAGGGGAACCCAATGGTCCGCGAATACCCGATCCGTCGCGTACGGTGCGGCGTGGGCCAATGCCTTGGCCTTCGCATCGGCGGACGCGGCCGCGTCGCCCTTCAACTGGTAGGACGATTCAAGCGCGTTGAGGATCTCTTCCGTGTAGGGAACCTTCCAGAACGACCCCTGGAACTCATCCCATTCCAGTTCACCATCGACGAGCCATCCCGATCCAACCAGTTCTGGTTGGGCCGTCCAGTTCGTCGCGATCGCGGGGATGCCGGTCGCTTGGGCTTCCAACACCCCAAGCCCGAATCCTTCTCCACGGGAAGTCGACAACAGAACATCGGCCGAGCGGTAGAGGTCGCCCATCACGGACGACGCGATGCCCATGCGGAGTTCATACTGGGGAACCAGTCGCACCCGATCGAGCGGTGCCTTGAACCGTTCCAACAACCGTTGGATGTTCACGCCGCCCGCCATTCCCAGAACTTCCGTGTGGAGGTACAAGTACGCGTCGGGATGCCGGTTCGCGAACGTGGCCCAGGCCAACAGCATCTCCGGGAAGCACTTCCGAATCGGCGTGTTCCCCTTGTTGGCGGCGTTGATCATCGTGAGATGGGCATCGTCTGGGATCAACATCTTCGCCCGCATCGTGGACGCGCCGGGATAGAACACGGACGGGTTGAACGAATGCGGAGCGTAGAACACGCGATCGCGTGCGATGCCCGAATCGATGAGTGCTTTCTCCCCAGAGCGCGACATCGCGAGCGCCCACTTGCGGCCAGGGCGATCGAAGAACGCGCGCACCTCATCGGGTGGGAGCGGACCGTGATCGACCGGAGTCCACGATAGGAGCGGGAGATCGTCCCATTGCGGGGCTTTATACACCCAGACATCGAACAGGGTGATCCCCAAGCCGTTCCCATCCTTGCCAATCCATTGGGAGATTTGGAACGGAGTGAGATCGTTCGAATACCCGTCGATCCCTTGCGGCATCACGGGGATTCCATTCCAATCAATCGTTGAACCGGCGAGTCCATAGTTTGACTGGATGGCCACATCGTGGCCCGCCGCTTTCAACTTGGGAACGACCTCCGAAGTCTGGCCACCGTATCCGGTCCCGCACCAAGGCGCGTTCGAAGTCCACGCGATTCGCATTGTTCGTCCTCCAACTATGCCGCCAAATAGAACGGACCCCCTTGGCGAACCAAGGGGGTCCGTTCGTTGCGAGTTTACCCGAAGGCGAACCCGCCCGCTAGTCCTCGGCTTACGAGGCGGCGGATACCAGGATGCGACCGGCGTTCGTGTCCGGAAGGTTCGCGTCGAAGTGGTACATCGTCCGGATGCCGATCGAGTTCAACTCGAAGTAGCGGTCCGCGCTCTGTGCAACTTCAACCCCACCCGCCTCGCGGATGTAATACGAAGGCTCGTGCAGAAGAGCAACGCTCTTCGATGCGTTGGCCACGGCGGCCATGTAGACGTTCTCCTTCAAGCGGTAGCCCAGAAGCGTCTCTGGCTGTCCCGCGGCCACGGATGGCTGGAGGATGAACTGGCCCGTGGTGTCTTGCAACTGGCGGATCTTCGACAGAGCGCCGGTTGAGACGTGCCACACCGTGTTCGGGTTGCGGTACGAGGGAGCGAGTGCATAGAGGACGGAAGCCAAGTCCGTTGCGGAGAAGAAGGTCGCGGCGACCGCGGCGGTTCCACCCTTGACGGCGGTTGTCGTCTTCGATGCGGCGTTGAGAGCGGTGATGAAGCCAGTTGGCTCCGCCGTCCCGGTTCCGATCGTACAAGCCGAACCCGCGAGGTACGCGATCTGGCGGCCCGCGGCGCGCCCAACGTACTCAACCAGGTTGAAGCCCGCCGAATCCACCAACTCGCGTGATGCGAGCGTGAGGGTTGCGGCGTTGAATGCACCCAGGGTGAGCGACGAGAAGACAGGATCGGAAGCCGTAATGGTTCCTCCCTGGCCCACGAAGCCCGCCGCCGGTGCGGTCCCGGCTACTACTGGAATCGTAAGGTTTCGGATGTCCGTGGTTCGGATCTTGGAAGCACCCTCATAGACGGTGTTCCCGTCGACCAACTGTTCCACCACAAAATCGGCGAACGAGACCGGCGTTGTCGCCGTCGCGGTCGCGAGTGCGCGGAGGTCGAAGTTGGCCGAACGTCGCTCGCCCGTGAGGACGGCGCGAAGAAGGTCCGCATCGTTGTCGATCGTCTTCCCGGTGGCGACTTCAACAGTCTCGGCCAGGGCGGCGATCTTCACGGCGCGATCCTCGGACTTCTGGATGTCCTCGATCTTGGCCATCTTTGCATTCATCGACTCGTTGAGGCGGGAATACTGTCCCTCCTCTTCGGCCGAAAGGTCGCGCTTCTCACCCGCGGCGCGCTCGACGAGAGCCTTGGCGGCCTCGAAGTCTACGCGATACGCGGTGTGGAGCGTGTTGAGAAGAGCCTTGCTCATCATCAAACTCCTTGCCCATAGTGGGCGACTATTATCCCGCCGGTGGTGCGCTCCCGCGAAGTCCGCGCGCGCCCTTGCGTTCTGGGACGGCTATCGTACCTCGCGACGAGCGAGTTCGATTTGTCGTTCACGGATTGCACGTGGTACGGCGTGCGGAATCTCAATCTCAATCGTGATGGAATCGTTGTGGTACGGGTCTTCGGACGGGACGACTTCTTCCATCGGGGCCTCTTCTGGCGGTAGTTCATCCATTGGCGCGTCTTCCACAGCGGCCTCGGCGATGACGGCATCGGCGGCCGCAACCACAAGGGCGATCTCATCGGATGACGCGTCGCCCGCTTTCACGGCGGCGACAGCGGCGGACAGGGTATCAATCACAATGCCCGCGTCCTCGGCGAGCGACTTCTTCTCGACTGGTTCATCGATCACCGGAACCTCCTTGGCGGGTTCGTCTTCCTTTGGTTCCACCGGCGCGTCGCCTGGGAACTTGGTTGGGACACCTTCCACATCGCGCGACGATGCGGCGATTGCGGACGCGAGGATGGCGGCGTGATCCTGGGTGGCTTCGCCCGCTAGGAGCGCGGCCACCGCGTCGCGTAGTTCGTCCGTGTCGACTCCCGCTTTCGCGGCCAATCCGCGAACGGAGACGAGGGAGACCGTGCCGGGATAATACGGCGCGAGTCCCGTGAGAGCGGAGACCTCGACGAGTTTCACGTCGCGAAGTTCCCGGACCCCGTCTTGGTTCACCTTATTGGCGGCGGTATTCCAGAAGCCGAACGACATCCCCAGACTGTTCCCCATCGACTTCACGATCGCCGCAAGATCGCGGTGGAATGAGATCTCTGGGTTGAGTTTGATCTTGGCCAGAAGCCCGCGCGCATCGGCGCGGAGCGACAGCGTTCCCGACTTGGTGGTTCCGAGTAGGAGTTTTGGATCGTGATCCTGGTAGGCGCGAACGTCCCATTCCCCGCGATCAACGGCGGACAGCGAACGATTGAACGCGGTGGACTTCACGATCTCCGGGACGGTTCCATCGGCGGATGGCGAATCCCAGAGCGCGGCGTAGCCTTCGAACTCCATCCCAGTTGCATCAACGGCGCGAAGTTCAACCTTCGCGGTTCGGAACTCAATCCCCATGTTGTCCTCTACGCTACGGGCCGAACTTGCATCGTCGGCCTCGTTGATGATACCCGTCGCCCACGTCCGACCCGCATCCCCACCCCATAGTCCCCACGCGACGCGACCGGCGGATGGGAAGCCGTCTTCTCCACGGTTGAATCCTTCGGCTTGCTTGTCGACTTCATGGCGTGCGAAGAACGACGACATCCGGCGAACGGTGTCGATTGGGAGGTTCTTCCCCGCGGCGATGTCGCGGGCGCGCGCAACCCCAACCAGAGTCCCGCCACGGTTGAACTCACGCCGCCATTCAAGGGCTTGATTGGCCTCGCGAACCATCTCGTCGTTCGGGACATAGCCGTTCGGATCAATGGCCACTAGATGTTCGCCTGGTAATCGTAGACTTCCAACACCGCATTCGCTCCTCCGGCGATGGCGTAGAGGACATCCCCATCCGTGATCTTGACGGTGATGGCCATTGTGTTTTTTGGAATGTTGAACCCGTCCACGGTATTCACCGCGGTTCCGCCGATGTAGATCTCCGCGTTGGAGTTATTGAACAACGTCATCTCGTGAACGATGTCGGGGAGTGCGGTTCCGATTGCGACCGGTGTGGCCGTTCCGACAGCGTAGTGGCGCGTCCCGAATCGTGGCATTTAGAGCCTCGCGATGCGCTTGGCCTCGGCGGGGTCCATCCCCGCCCCGATGAGAAGCGCGTAGATGTCGGCTTTCTGGCGCGCACCGGCGAGCGTCGCATCCGCCTGGTTGAGCGGTTGTCGATAGGCGGACGCGGACGGATCATCGATTGGGGATAGGTCTTCGATCTTGCGGATGTCGGAGATGCTCTCCCAACCTTCTTGGACGGCGATGCGGTGAGCCTCATACCGGTCGCGTAGATTGCCGCGGAGTAGTGCATCCATCGACAATCGGACGAACGCGTCTGGGAGCGGGATGAGCGTGGAGAGCGCGCGTTCGATCTTCTCGGCCAACGGTCGGAGCGTGTACGAGATGAACGCGGCGTTGAGTTCGGACACGGACGAGAACGACATCGAGCCTGGAGTCGTCATGGCCAACAGCGCGGGCGGGACACGGAAGATGCGAGCGATCTCCGCCACCCCAAACTCGCGGGACGATAGGAGTTGGGCATCTTCTGGGCGGAACGACAACGCCTTCCAGGACGCGCCGCCGCTCAACACCCCGACGGAATACGAGTTGGAACCCGTGTGGGCGCGCGCCCATCCTTCTTTCAAGTTGCGGATTTGTTCGGCCGTGAGCGGTTCGGTTGTCTCGATCACGCCCGCCGGTGTGGATGCGGACGAGAAGAAGTTGGACGCGGATTCCTCCAACGTGATCCCCAGTCCAATGGTGCGGCGTAGTGCTTCGATTGGATTGATGCCGCGATCCTGTCCTGGGAATCGGATCAACGGGATGTGGAGAATCGTGTCTGTTCCGAACGACACGCCGTTCACGTTTTCACCGTTGCGGACGACGTATCGAACTTCTGCACCGGTGCGGACGATCTCCACGCTCTGGGGATTTAGGACTCGAACTTCAAGCGGTTCCAACGTCTGGGGATCTTTTGGCGCGTACACGAAGGCGTTCCCGTTCATGTAAAGGCTTACGACAATCTCCGAAAGCACGGACTGGACCCCGATCGCCGGTTCCGATGCAAGCGGGGTGAGCAACCACGCGGGCTTCGATCCGCCTGGACGATACGGGCGACGTTGGCCGTTGTCCCGAACGTAGGAGTCGATCGGCATTGTCGAGATGAGGTCGGACAGGAGCGTGATGCAAGACCAGGCCGAAGCCAATCCGATCGTGGACTTTTCATCAACGCGGGTCGCGCCGAAGATCGGGGCGCGATCGAATGCCTGGGGTAGTAGGCCAAGCCCGTTGAGGTTGCGCGATTCGTTCCCGGTTCCCAGGACGCGGCGGAGGATGCTCACTTGTTATCCTTTCGCGTGTAGCCGATGGCGATCAACACAATCCCGACAATCCCGACGATAGACGCGGGGTGGACGAGGTACGCCGCCAACAATAACATCGCGAATCCCGCCAGTTCCAACACGTTCGACATCATAGGGCGATGAACTCCACACTCCGAGCGGGCTTGTCCGCTTCGCCCGCATAGTACCGCGCCCGATCAAAAGCCATCACCATCGCAACCGCGAGGTCGATCTTGCGGGGACTCCCGCGGTGTTCCTTGACGATGCGTGGCCCGAACCGGTCGATCTTCACGGCGGAGTTTGTGAGGTGGCGGGTAAGCGCGGCGGATAGGTGCGGGATGCCGCCCCAATGGATTTGATCCTGGGACACGGCTTCGGCCACCTTCTGGCACGCGCTCACCATGCGGACGGGTGATTGGGCGTAGTTCACCACCCGACCGGCGAACGGGCCTTCGCGGTCCAACGCTTCCAACGAACGGGACCATCGGAACGGGTCCGCCGATAGTTCAAGCACGTTCAACCCACGGACTTCCACGAGGTCGCGGAGATCCTGTTCTACTTGGCCGATGTCGACTTGCCAATGGGGATCATCCAATGGGCGTTCATAGAGGAGCAACGGCTCGACGAATCCGTCCAACGTACACGCCACGGCCGCGCTCGCGTCCAACTGGAATGAGCCGTCCCAAGCCACCACGCACGGCTCCCCTGGTTGGATTCGCCGGTCGGACTCCAACCGTTCCCACGCCCCGTTCGGGAGCCATTGGGAGGTCGTCGAGACCCACCGGTTCAACCGCTTCGTCTGGAACTCCACGGGTGAGATCGATCGCGCGGCGGCTTCGAAGTCTTCGGGATCAAGGAAGTCGCCGAATGCGGGGTTGGCCATCTTCCAGGCTTCGGCCGAATCCCACGCGATGGATTCGGGCGCGTGAAAGTATCGGAAGAAGAACGCATCATCAACGACTTCGCCGGACTGGATTCGCGTCCCGTATTGCCAGAGCCGAAAACAAATCGAATCTTGCCCACGGGAATCCGTCTTCGAACCCGCCGTTGAGATGGCCAACACGAGCGGGTTCCGTCGGGTTCCCGATCCTAGGTTCACGGCGGACCATAGACGGTCGTCTGGTTGGACGTGGAGTTCGTCGAAGATCACCATCGACGGGTTCGTTCCTTCGGCCCGTGATCCGTCGGACGATAGGACGCGAAGCACGGAACCGGTGTCGGGGTATTCAATCACGTCCCGCATGACGCGGAGTTTCTTCGACAACACGGGATCCAGTTCCACCATGCGCGCGCATTCGCGGAACACGATCCGCGCTTGTTGCCGGTCGCCCGCGCAAATCAACACCTCGGCCCCCACCTCCTGGAACAATCCGAACAGGGCGATCCCGGACGCGAGCGTGGACTTGCCGTTTTTTCGTGGGAGTAGAAGTAGGCCGCGCCGGTTCTTCCGCCTACCGTCTGGCCGCACCTCGAACAGTCCGTCCAAGATCTCGCGTTGCCAGGGTCGGAGCGCGATGAGTTGTCCCGCCTCGTCGCCTTTCGACGATCGACAGAACGTCTCGATGAACTCCGCGACGAATGGCCCGTCTGTCCTAGGCGCGGCGGGTCGCGCGGATGATCGCGTCGAGTTTCGCGGTTGCCGAGTTCGCTTGTTCGCCAATCTCCGACCTCAATCCAACTCTGGCCGCGGGCGTTAGTCCCAACTCCCGCGCGTACTTTTTCACCGCGTCCGCATTATCGCGGACGATTTGGTGGAGCGGGTTCTTGACGAAGTTCCCGTCCCGCCCTTTTAGGAGCGGCCCCGTCTTCGACAGCATCGCCTCCGCCTCCTGGTATCGAACGAACGCTTCCGAGTATAGGCGGAGGAGATCTTTGTCCGCGGATGTGAGGACACCGGTCGGACCCAGGGCGGCGACGACGCGTTCCCAGACTTCGCGCGCTTCTGGCCGTAAGTCCGCGGGCGGCGTGAGCGGCCCACCGGCGGGGATAGGTTCGGCGTAGTTCACCACGGACGGCCGCGTCTCGCCCGCCAGAAGGCGGAGGCGGGTTGGCTTCGGTGCGGGTCCACGGGTTCCCATTGGGTGATTCTAGATCCGCGCTCGTTGCAAATCCCCGAACGTCGCCGTGCCTTGCTTCTTTTTGAAGTGCGGGATGTTGTTGGCCACGATCCCAATCCGATTCGTTGGGGCCGTGATCGCGAGGATGTCCGATGCCGATTGATCGAAGTATCCCGCCGCGTCGAGCGCGGCTTTCGTGGGGAAGACCTCCGCGTGCCGGTCGCGTTCCACATCGATCAAGTGGTCTTCTTTCCCGCCCATCGAATAAAGCCAACGGAAGTTGTCTGGGGCGTGGCCTTCGACTAGGCGTTTGAACATCGACACTTCTTTGGTGTAGGCGTAGAAGACGACCGCCGGGTGATTGGCCGCGATTCGCAACCAGGCCAACAGATAATCGGCGGTGAAGAAGTCCCCCGAATCGTGGATTCGAACGTACGATCCCGGCTTGATGTAGCGGGTGATCTCATCGTTCATCGCCTGTTCCCATTCGTCGGGTGTATCAATGACGAGTTTGAGATTGCGGGCGTGGGCCGCCTTGACGTTCTTGAACCGGAACGTCCCGCTTCGGGCGTAGCATAGGGCCGCGCACGCGCCCGCCTGGGGACACGTGTGAATCGTTCGGCCGTCGTCTAACTTCGCACCCAGGGCCGGAAGCGTCCAGTTCCACGCGCCCACCTCGCGGAGTTCACGGTTCTGTCGCAACAGTCGCGTCATGTGTGCCTCCTATTGGAGCGCGCGGATTGCATCACAGCATCCTCTCCCCGATGGAATCGGGTCGCATCGTTCCTATGCTTCGCGCGCTCGTGCGTTGGATTGTACCGCCGCGGGGTACGGTTGAGCAAGCGGCGTGATTTGTTCGCGCATCGCGTCATCCAGGGGCATCAAATAGCGGTGCTTCCCCGCCTTGATCACGGCCGTCGCGGTAGGCGAAAAGAACTTCTGCACCGCTTCCAGGGAGTTGGAGCAACCCTTTTGGACGACGCTTCGCGGATGCCAAATCCGTCCGTTGATCTTGTAATACCGCGCGTCGCCCATCGTGCCGGTGTAGATCCAACCGCCCGCTTTATAGATCCCGCCCGAATGCCCTTCGCTCGGATCGGCGAATGAGACGACTAGCCGAAGCCCTGGGAATGCTTTCCGCAACATCCGAAGCGCGATCGCGATCACCCGCGACACCGGCGTTCGGTGGGTCGTCATCGACACGCGAACCAGTTCGCACCCTTCAAACTGTCCTAGGCCATAGGGCTTCAATAGGTTCGGGGTTGCACCACCACCGAAGATCACCGTCCCGACAAACTTGTCGTCTTCCCACACGCCGAACGTGACGAGTTTGAACGTGGGCATTTGGCGGGAATAGTGCCACTTCTCGACGGCGTACTTCGCGGCTTCGCGCGAACAGTAATCGACCCGAAGGCTAGGCCCGCCATTCATAGCCGCACCCCGGACACTTGATCGCGTTCTTCTGGTCGAGTTTGGACTGTTGATCAAGCGTGGACGTGCCGAACTCTGGGGCTTCCGCACCGGTCGCGCGCGCTAGGTTCGACAACAGTTCCGCGACCTCATTCGATGACGGGGTGATCTCCGCGAGCAACTCGCCCAGGCGCGTCGGATCGGCGAACGCTAGATCGCCGAGCGGATCGTAGGTGGCCAGAACAACGCGCTCCTCGTCTTCGGATAAATCAACGTAGGACACGGGGATCTTCGATTCGTTCCGCGTCATTGCCAGTTCGACCCGAAGGTGGCCGTCGATCAATCGGCCCGTTCGTTGATTCACGATCACCGGTGCGACGAATCCAACCTCATCTAGGACAGCGGCCAACGCTTCCCGTTGGGCGGCGGGGTGACCGCGCCAGTTGGCGGGGTTCGCGAGCAACTGGTCGGGCGACTCTTCACCCGCGCCAATGATGCGCGACCGGAACGCCCCTAGTTGTCCTCCAACAATGCTCATGCGCGGATGATAACTCATCCCGTGGGCCGTGCCAATCGGGGGCATTAGTCTAGGTTCTCCGCCGCGTAATACTCCCAGAACGTGGAATCGAGGTACTCCCGCGCGACAACAACCGCGCGGCGGCCGTACAGCGCGGACGCGTTCCCGATGAACGTGTCCCCGTACCATCGCCCCAGTTTGGACTGGCTCCACCGGCGGAACTCCTTGGCCGTCCACCCCAGTTCATTCGCCGCCCGTAGGATCGCCCTATCCGCCCGACG